TCAAAAGAAGGAGAGGAGTAAAGAAATTGAAAATACTTGAGCATACTTAATCAAGGCTTGTAGGGTCAACCCATGGAAGTCAACGAGAAAAACTGCTTCAACAACCGCGCCGGCAAAAGCTTCAAAGGAATGTGAGAGTAGGCAGCAATGTTGATCGTCTTGAGATGTGGCACCAGAGTAGAATGGCGGAAGCAGAAGTCAATAGTCCATTGCTGGGCTTCCTGAGCAAGGGGGGGCAAATATTGATAAAGGGCATCGCCACAGTCATAGGCAAATTGAGCTTCCAGAAAGTAGTTGTCCAGTACCCGTTCCAAATCACCTCGAGCTTGTCGGTAAACTATCTTCAAGGCCAGAAGAATTGGGTGGCGCACAACTCCACAGGGATACATGAGCCAACCACAAAATTCCGGGATGTCTGAATAGAAAGTTTTGCCAACAAGCGAGAAATGATGACTCAGTCGCTGCCAAGAAGGATGATCCGTAAGGGGGCCAAAGAACAGGGAATCGTCACCAGAGAAGGCACAAGCAAGTGTCCGAGGAATGTGATACCGGGTTTCCATATACGCCATGTTCCAGAAGGTGTTGAAGTCGTACGTGCCGAACTCACCAGTGAACCGCATGATCGCCGAAAAGCCAAACTGAGTCCTCATAGAGAGCTTAATCCACCGGTAGAGATCGACCAAGGAAGTTGGGATACCACAGTACTCCATGAATGCCAGCTCAAACGATAGAGTCTCCTCGGTGCAAGATTGGTCGTAAGCAGTGAAGTCACAGGTGAAAGTGCTCTTGCCGGTTGCGTGGGTCTTGCTCCATTCAGACATCTGAGCGATCGTTTTGCCACCATGAAGATAGACGTTATCCGGAAGAGTCACCTTCAGAACTTCGCGCATGTAACGAGCCACAGGACCAAGTTCGAAAACATTAAAGTCGGGGCTGGTCACCAGGGTTTGGCCAGCTTTGGCAACTGACGCTTGTGGTATCCGCGGCTCAGAGTAGTCGTGCCAACGCACAGCCCAGGCAAGAGTCTCGGCCTTGGCCTTATGTTGTGACTTGACGAAGCAGTCCATGTAATTGAGAGCCCAGTCCGGGTCCGACCTGTCGATATTGTTCCAAATGGTGGCAATGGGCTTGTCCAGTTTTCGGGCGACCGTTTCGCTGACGCAACGAGCAAACAAGATGGGATCAAAAACATGCTGTTCCGGCAAATTGAAGCGGTTGGCAAAACGAACAAACAAAGCGGGACCCAGATCGGATTTCTTCGCAAACATTTGTGAGTTGCGTTCGGGGTTGGAGAATCGGAGCCTCTTCTGAACGGCCGTTGGGAGAAGGGTGGGGTCACGTCCAGCTGACTGGTGTGGGAAAATCTGCTCAAGTTCCTGGCGAGCACGTCGAGTTCCATCCACATCATTGTACTGGGCACCCATCACGCCACGGAAAAAGAGCTCACGTGATTCGCGTCCATCCGGCAAGTCAACCTCTGAGTAATTCTTAGGATCCATTCCTTTGGGCAAGTGTGTCCTGACTGGGGCCTCAAATAAAACAGGTTCATTGGCGCGGTACTCAAGTTGGTCAGGTTCAGAGATCAAGGGCATGAGGGCTCGAAAGGCAGGCGGCAGGGTGTCCAGACGCTGAAAAGACCAGTCGGATAAAGCTTCGCCAACCGTGCGAGGGGCAGTGCCGTGCACATCCATCGTTGGGACCATATGGAGCATCTGGAGTTGGTTAAGTGCCGGGAAGAGCCGATAGCGTTGCAATGGGCCGTTGTGTCCTAAGATGCTGCTAAGGAAAGCGTGGGAGTTGGGATCGACGCTTGAAAGGAGCACAAAATGCAAATCTCGCTTGGTTCGGGTCACAGCCGTCCACAACATTTCAGGCCCGCAGGAAACCAAAG